AAAGGTGGTTTTGTCTACCATGCCCAGAAGCACGATGATCTTGTGCTTGATAAGCTGGAACAACTGATACAACAAGCAAATATCCTTTATGGATTAGACTTTAATGTATCGGTAATGTGGAACCTGGCACCATGGAGCTGGCTAGCGGATTGGTTGACGAACATCGGTGATGTTTTAAATAATGTCGCCATGATCCAAAACGATGGCCTATTTATGCGCTACGGTTATGTAATGCAAACGACCTCTAAAGAGGTCAATTGCGTTGGCCGTAACTACAGGACCAAAGATGGTCAGGTAGCTGACGGATCTCAACTGTTTAAAGTTGAGTACAAACTCCGTCGTCGCGCAACACCTTTCGGTTTCGGCCTTGATCCTAGTAATTTTACCACTAGGCAATGGGCTTTATTAGCTGCTGTAGGGATTTCCCAAGGCAGGGGCCACCTCTGATGTTTGGTTTTTGTCAGAAGGAGCCTAACTCATTGCGTCTCATCCAGGGACGTAATATCAACTGGAGGGTAGTAATCCTACTATTTTCCACTCACTTAGGAGTGTTGCCTTGTTCACCGATCCGCAATCTGTTACTGTCTCTTCTGTAGCCCAAACGCTTCCGCGTGTAAGCACAGGAGATAGGACCGCCACCTATACCAAGGATGACGAAACCTATTCACTGACAATCAGCCACACCACCACAAATCGTGGGAGGGTGCGCCGGTTGCTTCGTTTAGACAATAACAAGGTCGCATCTGACCCCTTCGTGGCTAATCAGTCACGAAAGTTCTCCTCGGCGGTTTACCTCGTAATTGAGGAGCCGTCGGATGGAGCATACAGCAACGCGGAACTCCTTGCTTTGTGCAAAGGGTTTATCGCGTACTGTACCGATGCTAATCTGACAAAGGTTATCGCTGGTGAAAGCTAGCGATGACCCCTCGGAGCCTAAGGAGGCGAGTGAAGAATATCACTTCACCTTCTTGAGAGTGGGTACCGTTTGGGTGGTTCTTAATGCTATTCAAACGGTCACCGTATTTATGGCAATGTTGTATTTCATACTGCGCTAAAATACGGTCTGAACAAGGCTAAGGACTCTCCGACCTTCCATAGGGAGGCAGAGATGAAAAGCCTGATGACGCTCTGGCGTGTGGTTGCCGAAGAGTTTGGCAACCTGTGTGACGTGAGCACCACTAGAGATTATGAAACGGTCTCTAGTCGGTTGGAAGATGAGGGGTTCTCGTTTTTGGCGATCACCCTGCCCGCCTTCTGTATAGACCTCCAAAGGGCCCTAGCAGAAGAAGCGGTCGCTCCCGACATGTTTATGAGTTTTCATAAACATGCAGGTCTCCCCCAATTTCTTGGAGGTTTCCTGGAGCTTATCTTCGATCGTAAAAGTGGTGTCCTACTTGCAGACCCCAACATTGACGCTATCCATGCTGTGCGGCAGCTTACGCTGCTGTATGGCAAGACGGAAGTCCCCACGTCCGAAAAACGGAATAGGGATGCGTTGATAGGGTTTGTGAAGTGCGAACAGGAAGTGAAAAAGTTCGACAAATCAGTTGACCCGCAAAGGTTAGCTGAGTTTTCTAACATGTCGCGCTTGCTTTGGAGTGAGGTCCTGCAGAATGTCGAAAACGACATGTATGCAGAGTGGGCTGGCAGAGATCGTTACAACGATCCACGCTGGCCTTATATCATTCCTCGGCATGGTCCTGGAGCTACTGCAGATCGGCGAACCGGAAACGGTAAGTTTGATCTGATTGAGTGGCCCCAGCGGTTGGAGTACGTATTCCCTTTTGAGGAATATGGCATTCCTAATTGGAGGCATATTGAACGCCTTGACCATATTCGCTACCTGGAACCTGGAGCCGAACGCCCAGTACGGGTCATTACAGTTCCTAAAACGTTGAAAACACCTCGCATCATTGCCATTGAGCCCACTAGCATGCAATACATGCAGCAAGCGCTTAAGGCGATGCTTGTCCGGTCGATCCAAAGTAGTGATACTTTGGGTGAGGTCGTCGGTTTCGACGACCAGTGGCGCAATAATTTTCTTGCGTCTGAGGGCTCCATTGCTGGAGCCTTTTCCACACTCGATTTGAGTGAGGCATCCGACCGTGTTTCCAATCAGCTGGTTAGAGAGATGTTAAGTCCATTTCCTCATTTGTTTGAGGGGGTGGATGCGACTCGTTCTCGCTTAGCTGACG